AGCGATATTATTTACGGCTGTAAATCCACCAGCAGTCTTTAATTGTTCTTTTTCAGAGCGAGTAAATGTCTTATCAACATCTTTCAAAGGAAGATTATCAAGCGGAGTATTAAAGTAAGGCTTACTCGCCATGTGAATACCACCGAAAGAATCACGCGTGCCATTTGTTGCGATAACAATATTAGCTATATTAGCGCCATCAGTCAGGCGCTTAGCTCTAAGAGCCGATATTTCAGCGGCTATAACAAAATCAAGCTCTACAATAGAAGAGCCTTTATAGCTTGTCTCACTTACAGTTTCATTTGCCTGAATCGCCAAACTTTCTGAATTCTCAGCAGTAACAGTAGATACTAAGGTGGAGAATGTGTCAGTTATTGACATAATACCTACACCATCTTGCACATCATTGACTACATTAAAGCGAGGATCTAGAAAATCAGTTAATACACTACGAGTAAAGGTAGACTGCCATGTAATCGTTTGATAGCGAAGATCGCCGACAGGATCGAACACAGAAGTTAAGCTTGGATTCGTAGCGCCGCTTGACATAGCCGTGACAGAATGTGTTATGCCAGCAACTGTGCCCACTACTCTCAAAGTAATGCTATTTGCTTCAAGGCCACCGTTAACAGCAGTCATGGTCACGGTGCCGGCGACATTAGCAGCAGTCACAGGAACAACAGTAGAGGCAGTAACCGCAGCTTCTAGGGTGTCACCAACAACTGTCGCAGTATCGCCGCTCGCAACAGCAATAGTAAATTTATCAGTCTCATCAGAGCCAATAGTAACATCTAAGCTGCCAGCCTCAGTTGCAGTACCGGCAAAAACAACTGTTCCCGTAGCATCTACAGCACTACCATCGTCGTCAAGGCCAATAGCATCTATCCTACTAACATCGTTCAGTCTTTTCGCGGCCCTAATTGCCTTAGCTAAGAATGAATTTGCACCAAATAGAGCATCTTCAGATCCATCATTTTGAATATTCTGGGTTAAAGCGCCACTAGTTGCACTACCCGCTGATGTTTGCTGCCCTACAAGCAGTATTCTTTGCGGCTGATTCTCAATTGTTTGAACCGCAGGTATAATATTTAACGTTACATCAGGCTGTGAATCACTCATTTCTCGTCTTCCTTATTGGATTTAACTTTTCTCTCTGACTTGTTTTCACCAACAAGCTCTAAACAATTATCAATTTTACTATCTTTTAATCTGTCGCGCCAACCACGATCAAGAGGAACGCCTTTGTTATCCACATCAAGGTTCATAACCTTACCTGCGGGGAATCCGCCAAGAGGTGCGTTAAGTTTGACTTTTATTGTGCGCATTTTTCATTTTTCCATTAGTCTATTTTTATCTCATAATATTGATTTCATTGCAACAAGTTATTCCGTACCGTCTAGATTAAACGTATCATCAAACAATATCGGCCTTGTTTCATTAATCATTTGCATATCAACACACCTGAACGCAGTATTAAACGCCGGATCTATAGTATCGCACACATTAATATCGGCAACCATTTCAAATTGAAAGCGGTGGACATAGAATGCGTCCATAAAAGCAAAGAAGCCATTCCCGGTAGGTATAACTCGTCCCAAGGCTTCCTCAGTTAAATCAGTAGGAAACTTAACGCCCAATAATGCTTTATAAAGAAAACGCTTAACATCAACCATTAAGTCCCGCTCTGGCCTTGCGGAAAGATCAAGTGTAGTTGGGGAAACGACATAAACACTAAAAGGCTTTATTTCTGTAAGTCTGTAAGTGCTTCCCGTTGTAATCGTAGCTGTTGAATCGTTAAGAGTTTGCCTATCCTTACTCGTAATTTCTTCATCAAGAACAACATAAGCCCACAATCTAGCTTGTTGCGTCGCAGTGATAGTTCCTGTTGCAGGACTGGATGGGGCTCCAACAACTTCATAAGTAAATTGATTGGACACCGGCAAGGATGTAATAACAAAATTACCATTGTATTCATCCTCAGTAGCACCCTCTACAACAACCGTCATGTCATCTATAAAGAAATGATCGCTAGAAGTTGTGGCAGTCGCTGTGCTGCCGCTTAACGTAATAGAGGTTACTGAAACCTTATTCTCAGGCTCAGGAGTATAACTCGCTTGCAATCTATCAATAGAAACGCCGCCTGTGACCCTAACATTACGTTTCGCAACAGCGGTGCCAGAAGCAGGAGAATTGGGGGTTGTCGTTATATCATAGGTAAAAGATGTAGCAGTCGGCGTAGAAATAACTGCATATCTACCATTGTAGCCAAAATTAGGAAACTGCGGTTCTTCTAAAATAGGAGTACCAGTGGCGGGAGTCGCAGGATCGTTCTCAACAATAAAGAAAAATACAAATCTATTATGTTCTGCTTGAGCCCTTATATTGCCACCTGTTGCAGGAGTAGCAGGGTTGCCGTTAACTTCGTAAGTAAACGTCTTAGATGTTGGAGTCGTAAGTACATTAACGCTGCCATTGTAATCACCTGGTATTGCCCCAGTTATAGTTACGTTAAAGTTGGCAGTGGCAATAAACCCGTGATCTTCTCTAGTCGTTACCGTAGCAGTTGTGCCAACGCGTGTAATAGAGTCCACAATTAAATTAGGCTGGATCTTGAAATTCTTCTTCTGCGTACCAGTAAGAACAAATGTATCTTTAGTTCCATTGTAAGCACCCTCCGTAGCACCAGATATAGTAACTGTCTCTTGAAATGCCTCGGTTAAATCATGTGCAGTGGAAGTAACGGCAGTTGCCACATCTCCAACTCTCGTTAAGGAGGTAATAGAAATAGGATTGGTAGCATCGTGGATATTAACTATATTGCCAATCTCAAGACCATGCACTGCAGCGGTTGTTGCCGTCACAGTAGGAGTCGAAAACGCCAAACTACTTATTGAGATGGGGGCATCACTAAATAAGTTCGTCTGTGACGGCAACAATCGCTGTAGTTGAAATATAATATCTGCTAATTTCATTACCTTAACCTCGTTAAATGCTTGTTAAGCTCTCTATCAAAATGCCGACGGGTATTACGTTCATTTTTATTGATAGCAGCAATCAAATAGGGTCTAGGCTCAAGATTGCCTTTGGGGTTGCCAAGCTCTAAAGCCCTCGCATAAGGTGTATCCGCCCCAATTTCCATTTTTGACCATCCTTGAACCCGGAAGTTAATGGATCTAGCCAATAGCCCGGTTAGATTGGCCGGAGGTTCACCGGGGGCTGAAGCTCTGTGTCTTCTGTTGTTTATTATATAAGTTCTGCCAGACTTAGGACGCTTACGGATGCTGTCTCTTGCATCCTTAACAAGATCCTTGCCAATAAAATAAAATGCCTGTCTTAAGGCACGCTTATTACTCTGCTCGAGTCTACCAATCTGTATGAACACCTTTTTATTAGCCGGAGATGATTTGAAGGAAAAGGTCATTAGCTGAAATTTACCTGTTTAGAAGTGTCACCGCGGTCACTACACATAAGTATAAGATACTGATTTTTCTCATCAATATTTACAGTTCTATCAATCAAAAAATACTTACTGCGAAATTCAACAAATTTAAAAACTTCAATGTTTGCCAAAAATCTAATAGTAAAATGATGGGTAAGTAATGCATTAATATTGGTGCCATCAAACGTTTCAATGCCTTTCTTAGTCTCCACCAAAGCGTTGGCAGTAACAGGGGAAACAAAAGATATGGTATGGTCGACACTGCCTTTGATGGGTGCATTCTGTCTTCTAGTTTGCAGGATGATAGAATCTTTTAACGCCCCAATACATACTTGCTTATTTACTCTTCTAATCTTTTTACAAACAGACATTACATAACCTATAGATTCGATAAGGTTGCAAAGCTCCTCTAGCACCCTGACTAAATAAGCCATCACCACCTTCGCAATTGCAGTCACCTCTATTTTCAAATCTAAAGGCAACTTCTTGCAGTATACCATTTCTAATGCCTTGCGGAACATCGGCAGCAGCGTCACCAAAGCCAGCAACAAATTCTATAGTAAATGCATCAGATGGCCGTAGAGTGTCATTAGTAGGAAATACAAAGTCTCTATTAAATGTAACTCTTCCTTTTTCCGGACACTCGCCTTCGTAGATAGAAACAAAATAATTCGAGGCAGCAATAAGATTTTCAGTATTATCTTCATTAAACGTCTTCACAAAAGTAACCGATTGTAAGGGAGGCTTAGAAATAACGACCTGCACTGGCTGATTCAACAAATTAAGTGTATGAAGAGATGGAGGGATTATATCAGATAGCAATTGCCATGTTTGGGTGATAAACGCCAAACTGGTGAATTTCTCTGCCTCAATACGAGAGGCTATAATAAGGCTGGTTATTAAAGTATCCTCTTCCGGAGTAGTAGTAACCAATCTAAGAAAATCTTTTGCTTCATCTAAAGTAACCGGCTCTATAGCCGGGGCGGTTATTAAGCTGTATCTACATTTTGTTGCGCGCCCCATAATATTTGCCTTATGAATTATTAGTTAAATTACGCGGCTGATAGCGCTGGCATACGCCAACGGCTGCTAGCTCCATCATACCAAAGAGTAACGCCCTCATTTGTAACAACAGCTACATCACCCACAAGTGCGAATCTATTTGCAGCGGTGCTGCTAACACTTTCTTTCTTTAACGTTAGCGTATTAGCGCCTACATTAAATATCCGTAAGGCCGTGTTAGCGGCCTGGGCAGCTAAGCCGGTGATGTCATATGCGCCATCAGCATCCAATCTTAAAACTCCCGCTGTTGAGAGTCCGGTGGGATCGTAATTATTCTGAGCCACTGTGATTTGCGCTGGAGACACAACTGGATTGAATTTTGCTATATTTCCACCATCTATTTCCACGTCACCATCATTGTTTATTGCCATGCATTTTGTAGTATTACCATCGGGACTGCTTAAGTCTAATTGTGGGCCATTTGTTTTTCCAAAGTCTGCCATATCAATCTCCTAGTTTATTTGTGCGCCTAGTGCGCGCCAGCGGTTAGTAGTGCCGTCGTACCATAATTGCATACTATGATTTTGCTTGAGTGTTATATCTGCATTAAACGCAAATCTATTTATATCTGTGCTACTACCACTTTCATTGGGAAAAAGAAGATCAAAGGCTGTCGTATTGACAATATAAAGCGCTGTATTATCCGCTTGAGCTACAATTCCAGTAATATCGTAGCCTGCGTCAGAATCCAACCTCAAAAGAGCTGCCGTTGCGAGACCCGTTGGATTATAGTTGTT